AAGGGAGAATAAAAACATGTTCGATAAAATGTTAAAACAAGCGTTAAGCGATATGGGTTTACCTGATGATGAGGTAGCTAGTGCGATTAATGATTACAAACAAGATCACATGAAAGATCAATGGAACAAGGAATACGATTGTCTTGATAGTGACGATTGTAATTGTCCTGAGTGTGAAGAAGGGAGGGTTAAATAATGGGATATAGATACGAAACAATACTAATGAGCGAGGAAGCTTGTAAAATGTTCTTTACGCCAACAGATAATGTTATAGTTCGAGAGTATGGAGCGTACATTTGTATGACTTTAGATTTGCTAAGGGTTTCTTGTATCACTGAAGAAACGCTACCTGAGATTAAAATCAGGGAGGCTATCCTTGAGGCTATTAGTGACGAGATCAAAGACTCAACAGGAATTAAATGGGAAACCTTTATGGGATTACATACTAATGTTGAATTTGAAATTAGATCTAAATTCATTACTAGAATATCTCAACATCAAACTAAATTATCGAAGCGTGATATAAATCGCATTCGAGAAAATCATTATAATAAAATCAATGAAGCCAAACGCCAAGTTGCGTGAGGCACGATCCAAGGATCAGGGTATTAAAGCCCTGATCTTCATCCTAATATCTTTATTAATCTTTTAACTTTACTTGGGGCTAGAACTCTGGCCCCATAATCTTCTCCCAAAAATCTCTAAAATTTAGTCGGCAATAAATGCTATTTTTTTCACCTTCTGGACATTTTTTTAAATCGCCCTGGAGCGTGTATCTGGACACATGAACCAGGGGCAGCAGCTGCGGGTCCCTTGAGCCTAGAAAATCCAAACCTTTTTTTAAGCAACCCCCACCACCAAAAATCGGCCCACGCAAAATTTTACATACCCCTATAGCCCTAATTCACACAAACATTTACATCCCAAATCATTTGCATATACTAAGATCAATGATCAAAAGAAGATTTGATTTAAATCCTTATGAAGCTCTTGGTTGCATGGTTCGTATCAATTACGACAGTAATTACATGAAGTTTATGGAGGTAGAACATCTTATAGACCACTATCTTAAAAGTATTGTTCAGGGAAACTATCTCCTTTGGACAAGAGATAATAAACCTTTTGCCTATGCAACGTGGGTCCCTAGCCAAGAAAAAACCGAAGTGTTCCATATGGCAGCCCCCTACGGCAAAGTTTCGTACCTATGTAAAGACTTGAAAAGGTACTTAAATAAATATAAAAAAATATATAAGGTACGTTTCATGAGACGTGACTCACGAGGCAATCTTAAACGAAATGGATATATAAATACATGGGATCAGAAACAGGAAAAAGTTCAAGAAACGCAGAGAGACAAGCAAACACCGCTGAGTTAATGTCAAACATCATGGCACCCGGTGCAGGTGAAATTTCTAAAAGAAGAGAAAAAGAATTACAAGATGCAGCCAACAAAGGTAGAGGTGTACAATTTGAACCTGGATCTCGACCATTTGTAGGTGGAGAAAATGTTTTTCAAATAGATCCCGCTACAGGTGAAAAGAAAAGAATTATGCGAACAGGTGCAACCGCAGCTGATTACACAGGTACTATCAGAGCTAACCAACCTACAACAGGAGAATTTTTTGGAGATATCACGAGAGGATTATTTGGTGGTCAAGCAGATACACCACAATTCAACCTACCTGTTAAACCACCTGCTTCGACAACACCACAAGCTAACGCTCTTGTTCCCTCACTCGTAGGTTCAGGTAATGTTAACTTTGCTAACATGGCACCAGCTCCACAAAGAACACAAGGTTTAATTCCTAATGTGATTAATACAGGAGGTATCATGGGAATTCTCATGAACACAGGCAAAGACCTTTTAGGAAAAGGTAAAGATATGTTTGGTCCTGCAATTCCAGATCCTACTCCAACAGGAAATATATTTGATTTATTTAGAGGTACGGGGAATCAAACCGTAGGCAGTGTTGTCCCTGAAGCAAGCGTCATGCCTCAAGAAGCAGTAGGCATTGAATCTATTCCCGATGCAACTGATGCACCCGCATTTAAAGATTTAACTCCACAAGATATTTTAAAACAACCTTTAGAAAGCATTAACGATGTTATTCAAGGCATTCAACAAGGAGAATTAATGTTAGATATAATAGGTTCTCCAGGATCGAACACTCAAGAGATACTTAGTTCTCCTGCCGTAACTAATGCGATTGATTTGTCAAGAAGGTTTCCAGGGATTTTTGATCAGATAAGAAATCAACAGATATAATGATTCATGGCTCACGCCTCATTAAACACAGCTCCTAGAGAACAATTAGAACAAGAACTCATCGCAGAGAAGATGCGATATCTCGATCATTGTGAAAAAAAGTTTATTCCTTTTGTCAAACACGTTTGGCCCGAGTTCATTGATGGCAAACATCACAGACAGATAGCAAAGAAGTTTGAAGATATAGCAAAAGGAAAGATAAAACGTTTAGTGGTTAACATGCCACCTCGACATACAAAATCAGAATTTGCTTCCTATCTTTTTCCTGCATGGATGATTGGAAAAAATCCTAAATTAAAAATAATTCAAACCTCCCACAACTCGGAACTCGCTACACGCTTCGGTAGAAAGATGAAGAATTTGGTAGATGATAGTTTGTACAATCAAATATTTCATAATGTCCAGATTGCAACGGACAGTAAAGCGTCAGGTCGTTGGGAAACGAATCATGGTGGTGAATACTTTGCTGCGGGTGTGGGTGGAGCGATTACAGGTCGTGGTGCAGATTTATTGATTATTGATGATCCCCACACGGAACAAGATGCAATGTCCGATACGGCAATGGACAATACCTATGAGTGGTATACTTCTGGTCCTCGTCAGCGTTTGCAACCAGGGGGAGCTATTGTTGTGGTTATGACACGATGGAGCGAGAAAGATTTAACAGGACAATTAATAAAAGCTCAGGCAAAAACTGAAAAGGGAGATAAGTGGGAAGTCATTGAGTTTCCTGCAATCATGCCTAGTGGTAATCCTATCTGGCCTGAGTATTGGAAGATTGAAGAATTAGAAAAAGTAAAAGCAGCTATTAGTGAAAGTAAATGGCAAGCTCAATATCAACAACAACCCACCAGTGATGAAACAGCTATTATCAAAAGAGAGTGGTGGAAGAAATGGACAAAGCCGAGTGTCCCGCCTTTATTACACATCATTCAAAGTTATGACACAGCATTTAGTAAAAAAGAAAGTGCTGACTATTCAGCTATTACAACATGGGGCGTGTTTCAAGATGATGGCATGTTAGGTCCTAGTTTAATTATGATGGATGCAGAAAAAGGAAGATGGGACTTCCCTGAACTAAAACGTATCGCATTAGATAAGTACAAAGAATATAATCCTGATAGTGTAATCATTGAAGCAAAAGCATCAGGTATGCCTTTAACACAAGAATTAAACAGATTAGGAATCCCAATATCGAACTTTACACCTAGTAGGGGTAATGATAAGTTGACAAGAGTTAACTCCGTTTCACCTGTATTTGAATCAGGAAAAGTTTACTACCCTGAAGGATACGAGTGGGCTGAAGAAGTGATTGAGGAATGTGCAGCGTTTCCTTACGGAGAATACGATGACTATGTGGATAGTATGACACAAGCAGTGATGAGATATAGACAAGGGAATTTTGTGTTGTTAGATGATGACTACGAAGCTCCCCCAAGAGATTATAAGGAATACGAGTATTATGGCTAACTTAAAAGATATTCTAGCAAAAGTAAGAGAAGGTGTACTAGATAAAGGAATTAATATTCCTACAGAAGCTGGAGGCACATCACAAACTACAAGTAGTAGAGTAGCATCAACCTATCGACTTCCCCCTGGAGGAAAAGAACAAGTATTACGTGCTAGTACAACTACACCAGGTGTCATGCGTTCAGGAACAATTTTAAATGTGACAGATTCTTATAAGAAAAATATTTTAGGACTTTCTCCTGGTGAGTTACTGGTAAACGTAGAAGAGATGCAACTTGATAAATTTAAATCTAAACGTGTTCCTCCTATGGGTTATGAATTTGTAGATGTCAAACCTTTCAGACCAACAGAAATGACTTTTAAAGATTGGTACACAAATACTTATAAAAAAGATGTTATTAGAACTCCAAAAGATTTAGCAGAATACAAATATTTTAATGCACAAAATTTTTTAAAAGAAATGAATGAAAAAGGAGACCTTACAAAATTAAAAGGTGGAACTGCTTTAGGATTTAAAACCTATACTAAAGATGCCCTTGATCAACTTGCAAGATTGCGAGGATATATTTTTGCTCTACCTAATAAAATACCAGGACAAAAAACACAAAGCCTTGATAGATATATTGGACAACTGTTTGATAATATTGGTGCTATTCAAGAGTCAAATATAAAATATTCAGATGTAATATCAGATTTAAAAAAGCAAGATCCTAAAAAGTATGGTGTTCTTACAAAGGATTTTGCAAAAGAAAGAATTAAGTTTTCTGCTGAGAGTATAGTTGATGGTGCTGCAGTGGATGCAGTTTCTGAAGTTCAAAAAAAACAAGGAGCTGATTTTGACTTTAATTCACCTAAAACAAAAAAGGCGATTGCATCAACCTTTAAAACATTATTAAAAACAACTTTGTATGCTCCTGCAGGAGTGGTAGCTGTTATCTCAGAAGGACTAGCTGCGGGAGAATTAAATCCTGAAGATCAAAGTTTAGAAACAAAACAAAGAATCGAAAGTGGTGATGTTCGCACAATGGATGAACAAGCACAACGAGAGATGTATCGTGAAAATCCTGAAGTAGCTAAGTTGATTAGAGAGGGAGCAGATTTATCTCCTAGAATTCAAGGAATGGATCCTTTAGGATTGATGAAACCAAAGAAGAATAAAAAGGTAGATAGTACAAAAGAAACAGGTATTATGACAATTGATGAAGTATTCAAATAAAAAAATTATTAGTAAACCAAAAGTAAGAATAGTAAAGCCGAGAGGATTTGAAAGAATGATGCCACAAAAAAGACCAAGAACGAGGATAAGCTAATGGCTGTTGATAAAAGAATTTCATATGAAGATATTAAGGATAGCTCTATTGAAGTAGAGGGTGAGATTCCACAAGATATCACTATTGAAGAAGAGATAGAAACAACTGACTTTGAAGAAGATGCAACAGGAGCCATGGTTCCTAGTAAACCTGAGTTAGCTCCCGTATCATTTAATTCAAATCTAGCAGAATACTTAACAGACCAAGATTTAGATATGATGTCTATTGAGCTTCTTGGAGATATCACAGATGACAAAACATCAAGAGAAGATTATTACGAAACATATGTAAAAGGTTTAGATCTTTTAGGATTTAAACTACAAGAAAGAACTCGTCCTTTTAGAGGAGCATCCTCTGTAACACATCCTGTTTTAGCAGAAGCAGTGACACAATTTCAAGCTCAAGCATATCGTGAACTTTTACCTGCGGGTGGACCTGTTAAAACAAAGATTATGGGAACACCAAGCCCTGAAGTAGAAGAACAAGCAGATCGTGTAAAAGATTTTATGAACTATCAAATCACAACAGTGATGAAAGACTATGATCCTGAAACAGATCAAATGTTATTTTATTTACCTTTAGCAGGATCAACTTTTAAAAAGATTTATTATGATGCTGTCTTACAAAGAGCAAAAGCAGAATTTGTTCCCGCAGAAGATTTAATTGTTCCCTATCATGCATCAAATTTAGAACAAGCTGAAAGAGTTACTCATGTTATCAAAATGAATGGTATTGAGTTAGAGAAGAAGAAAGCTCTAGGTTTATATCGTGATGTAGAGTTACAACCTCATGATGACACAAGTAATATTCAAGATAAGTATGATCAAATTGATGGCACAAAAGCAACTGCCTATAAATCTGATGAATACACTTTGTTTGAATGTCACTGTTATTTAGATATACCAGGATTTGAAGATGCAAACGGAATGAAGCTTCCTTACATTGTCACTGTTGATGAGGGATCAGGTAAAGTTTTATCTGTCTATAGAAACTATGACGAACAAGATGTTTTAAAGAAAAAGAAAGATTACTTTGTACATTACAAGTTTTTACCTGGGCTAGGTTTTTATGGCTATGGATTAATACACATGATTGGTGGATTATCCAAAACTGCAACACTTGCATTAAGACAGCTTCTTGATGCAGGAACCTTGAGCAACTTACCCGCAGGTTTTAAAACAAGAGGTTTAAGAATACGTGATGACGATCAACCCTTACAACCAGGTGAATTCAGAGATGTGGATGCACCCGGAGGATCTATTCAAGGTTCTTTAATTAATCTTCCTTACAAAGGTCCCGATCAAACCCTTTTTCAACTTCTTAATTTCTGTGTCGGGGCTGCAAAGAATTTTGTGAGTGTAGCAGATGCAAAGATTGCTGACATGGGATCAAACAATCCTGTTGGCTCTACAATTGCTATGTTGGAGCGTGGTTCAATGGTCATGTCTTCTATCCATAAAAGATTACATTATGCACAAAAAGAAGAGTTTCAGTTATTAGCTCAGGTATTTAAATTATTCCTACCTCCTATTTATCCTTACGCAACTTCAGGTGCTAATATGATGGTCAAAGTGACAGACTTTGATGATCGTGTAGATGTTATTCCTGTATCTGATCCAAATATTTTTTCCATGGCTCAACGAGTTGCATTAGCACAACAACAATTACAATTAGCTCAATCAAATCCACAGATCCATAATGTAAGAGAAGCGTATAGAAGAATGTATCAAGCTTTAAATGTTCAAAACATTGATCAAATTCTTCCACCGCCTCCTCAACCAGTACCGCAAGATCCTGCTACTGAAAATGCAAACGCTTTAAGAAGTCTTCCTATTCAAGTTTTTCCTGGACAAGAACACGAAGCTCATGTCCAAGCCCATAGATTTTTTATGTCTAGTGCTTTGGTAAAAAGTAATCCTGCTATTTTAGGAGTTTTACAAGCTCATATTAGTGATCATATATCAAGCATGGTTAGAGAAAAAGTTAATGCTGAAATTGAACAAAAGATTCAGGCACAGATTGCTCAACTACAAAGACAATTAGCACCTGAAGAAATCCAAGCCATCCAACTTGAAGCAGAAAAAATTATTGCTGTAAAGATTGCAGAAGAAACAGCTAAACTTGTTACCGAAGAACAACTGACTTTAGATGGAGCTGGAGAAGATCCTTTAATAAAACTCAAAGAAAGAGAATTAGATCTTCGAGAAATGGATATTTTAAGAAGAGCTTCAGAAGATCAAGATCAAATGGAACTCGATAGTATGAGGTTGATGCAGAAAGATCAGATTGATCAAGAAAAAGTAAAAATTTCACAAGAAAGAAACGATATTAATGCAGCAAAGGCAATGAGTAAATAATGGCTACAACAAAAAAATCTACTAAAACGTACAAACCTATCACAAAGAAAAAATTAGTTACAAAATATGGTAATGTTCTTAAAGGAACTCCCTCTTCAACAGGTATGAAAAACTCTAATAAGTTCTTAACTAAAAATATAGATACAAAATCAAGGATGAACTTGATGAAAAAGAGAAGAGTATGACAAAATCTCAAAAAAAAGTTAAGAAAGTTATGAAAGAATTTAAAAAAGGTAAATTAAATATAGGAAAATCTAAAAAACCAGTTAAATCAAGAAAACAAGCTATTGCAATAGCTTTATCTGAGGCAGGAAAATCAAAATAAAATGAAACATGAAGAACAATATAATCGATTTATGGATGAGATCATGAAACAAACAGATAAAATGTGTAAAAGTTCAGATGATCAAATTCTTGCTGCTACATCTATGATTTATTGTGCTAGAATTATATTTGAACAATTTTATGGGAAAGAAATGGCTGTTAATTTGATTGACAGTTTAGGTGGATCGAAGGTAGACTTCGACAAACCAACAATGCATTGAGGTAAAATATGGAAAAACAAAACAAAGTCGTAGACAAGGACCAATATCAGGTAACTGATGGTAAAAAGGTTCCTTTCAAGACTATGGGCAATGAACCAAGTGGTAAAACACGAGGTCAATACGCTGTCCAAGTAAAGAAGGTACCATTTAAAGGAGTATTCTAATGGATATGATTAAAAAACTTTGGAATGAGCATCCAAAAAAGAAATGGCTATTAGTCGGTTTAGTTATCGGTTGGGTAGTCGCTCAGTATATATAATCAATGATTTGGAGTTTGCTTGGCACTGTTGCTAAAGGAGCAGTCGATGTTATCAAAACACGTACTGAGACTAAAAAGCTTATGGCAGAAGCGGAGCAAACTCACATTAGAAAAATGGCTCAAGGCGAAATTGATTTCGCCATTGCTTCACAAAAGAATATGCAAAATTCTTGGCGTGACGAGTGGTTCACAGTCATCCTTTCACTCCCTTTATTAATTGTATTTGGTGCAATATTCTTTGGCAAACCAGAGTGGATTGATAAACTTCAAGAAGGATTTTCTACTTTAAACAATCTACCTGATTGGTACATCTGGGCTTTGATGGCTTCTATAGCTAGTTCATTCGGTCTTAAAATTTCTGACATTGCAATCAAAAAGTTTAAAAAATAATGTGTGAAGGTTGTGATAATCTTTGCTTTAAATGTGAATCACAATTATCTTTATGTGAAGGATGCGGTTGTCTTTGCCATTGCGGACAATCTTGTATAGAATGTGGTCACGTAGGATGTAGACATGGTAATAACGAGGAATCAAATGAGCAAAACAACAAGCACGCCAAGGAAGAGCAAATCAACTGTTAACAAGGCTGGTAATTATACTAAGCCTGGAATGAGAAAAAGTTTATTTAATCGTATTAAAGCTGGAGGAAAGGGTGGAAATCCTGGACAGTGGAGTGCGAGAAAAGCACAGATGTTAGCTAAACAATATAAAGCTAAGGGTGGTGGCTATAAAAGCTAATGGCCTTAAAAAAATCACAGAAAAGTTTAAAAGACTGGGGTAAACAAAAATGGAGAACTTCCTCAGGTAAACCTTCTAAAGGAAAAAGAAGATATTTACCTGATGCTGCTTGGAACTCACTTAGCCCCGCTGAAAAAGCAGCTACAAATAGAGCAAAAGCAAAAGGAGATAAGAAAGGAAAACAATTTGTTAAACAACCTAAAAACATTGCTAAGAAAACTTCTAAGTTTAGATAAGTCAAAAGATGAGCACTCTGAACATTGGGGGATAGGATCATGATTGAAATAAATAATACACTTCGTGAGCGAGTTCGTTTACATGAAGGGTATAGGGATGAAGTCTATTTAGATAGTTTAGGTAAAAAAACTGTGGGCATAGGACATCTTTGTGTGGAAGACTTTTGGGAAGAAAATAAAAAATATGATGAAGAATTTTTATTAGATATTTTTGAACAAGACTTAGTTGAAGCATGTAATAATGCAGATCAACTAATTGAGGATCGTTGTCCTGATAATGAATTACCTTTAGACATACAGCATGTCTTAGTGGAAATGGTGTATCAATTGGGAATAGGAGGTGTAGGTAAGTTTAACAATATGTGGACTGCTCTGAATAATGCAGATTATTATACAGCCTCACAAGAAATGAAGGACTCACGATGGTGGAAACAAACCAAAAAAAGATGTGAGTCTTTATCTGCTATAGTCGAGTCATTTGCTTAAATGGATATAATTAAATTTTCAGATCATTTAAGAAAGCTCTTGAAACAAAAACAAAGTGATATAAGTTTATACGTATCTCAGGGTGTGAAAGATTGGGATCAATATAACAACATGGTAGGTAAATACCATGCTTACAACGAAATGCTTTCTGAGGTCAATTCGTTGCTGAAAAGAATGGAGCTTGATGATGGAGACATCAACAACTGACAAACTTCCCACCCCTACGGGTTGGAGACTATTAGTTCTTCCTTACAAAAGAAAAGAAAAAACAAAAGGCGGAATTATTCTCACTGATCAATCTTTAGAAGAATCACAAATAGCATCAAGTATTGGACTGGTTTTAAAAGTAGGACCAGATGCTTATAAAGATAAAGAAAGATTTCCTAATGGTCCTTGGTGTAAGGAAAAAGAATGGGTAATTTTTGGAAAGTATGCTGGTTCAAGAATTAGAATTGAAGGTGGTGAAGTTAGACTTATGAATGACGATGAAATTTTAGGGGTTATTGATGATCCTGAAGATTTCCTACAATCATGATAGGAGCTAAATCATGCAAACAAATATAGAACAAGAAAAAAAAGAAGAAATTGAAGTAGAGCTACCTGAAGAAGTAAAAGTAGAAGAACAAGCTCAAGATACTTCTCAACAACCTCAAGAAGAAATTAAGGTTGAGGAAACTCAGGATAATAAAGATGAAGTTGAAAATTATTCTGTAAAAGTTAAATCAAGAATAGACAAATTAACCAAACGATTAAGAGAAGCTGAACGTAGAGAAGAAGCAGCTATAGCTTTTGCTAAAGGTGTACAGCAAGAAAAAGATAAAATTGCTGGTGCCTATCAAAAATTAGATAAAAACTATATTGATGATCTCTCTAAATCTGTCGAAGATAGATTAGGTAGTGCAAAAGAAAAATTAAAAGCTGCTATTACTAATCGAGATGTTGATGAACAGATCTCAGCTAATGAATTAATAGCAAAACTTACTATAGATAGAGAAAGAATAGCTTTTTCTAAGCAACAACAAGAAGAAACTGTTGATGAAAAGCCTGTAGAAACACAAGAAACACAGCCTCAACAACCAGTCGCACCTAAGCCTGATCCAAAAGCAGTTGAATGGGCAAATAAGAACGATTGGTATGGAGATGATGAAGTTATGACAGAATCTGCTAAAGCAATTCATCGTGAACTCATAAGAAATGGTGTTGATCCTTCTTCAGAAGAGTACTATAGTAGTATTGATAAAAAAATTCGTGAATATTTTCCTCAAAAATTTACACAAGAGGAAAATGTAGAAATTGACAGTAAACCGATCCAGCCTGTTGCTTCTACCACACGCTCAAACGTAAAAAAAGCTGGTCGCAAAGTAGTAAGACTCACTCCGTCACAAGTAGCAATGGCTAAACGACTAGGAGTGCCTATCAATGAATATGCTAAATACGTGAAGGAGGCATAAATGGAAAATAAAGATGTAAAAAAGACTTCACGCTCTTCAGAGACCCGTGAAAAAACTGTTCGTAAAAGAGGTTGGGTTCCTCCATCATCACTTGAAGCCCCTGAACCACCTGAAGGTTGGCACCACAGATGGATCAGAGCTGAAACACGAGGACTTGCTGATGACAAAAATGTCATGGGAAGAATTCGTTCTGGATATGAGTTCGTTAGGGCTGACCAATATCCAGACAGAAATGATCTACCAAAATATGAAGACGGTAGATATAAGGGCGTAATTGGAGTAGGTGGTTTGATACTGATGAGGTGTCCTATAGAAGTAAAAGAAGACCGAGAAGAATATTTCTTGCGTCAAACTCAAGGACAAAAAGAATCAGTGGAAAATGATATATATCGAGACGAACACCCTAGTATGCCTATCCAAGCGGAGAGGCAAAGTAATGTGACTTTTGGACCGAAGAATAAAAAATCTTAAGTCTAAAAGTTGGTTATTAACAACTAAGACTAAAGGAGTCAAAAATGGCAAATATAAATAGTGTATTTGGTTTCAGACCCGTTAAAGGCGTAGGTGCTGGTTATACCGCTATAGGTTCTAACGAGTACTTAATCGCAAACGGTGAAACCTCTGCTATATTTCAGGGTGACCCAGTTGTATTAAATGCAAATGGTTCAATCTCTGTAGGTTCGGCTGCTGGAGCAGAGTTGATAGGGATTTTTAACGGTTGTTTCTATGATGATCCAACAACTAAAAAACCAACCTTCTCAAATTTCTATCCAGGGGGCGTAGCACAAGACAATATGCAAGCTTTTGTATTCGATGATCCAAACATGCTTTTCGAAGCAAAGATTGACGATACAAATGGCGGGCAAGCACAAGTAGGAAGTAATGCAAACATTGCAACCTATGCAGCTGGTTCAACTAACAACGGTGTATCAGGGGTTTCTATTGACGGTAGTTCTTTCGCTACCTCAAATGCAGCAAACTTCAGAGTAGTAAGTTTATCTACTGATGTAGATAACAATGATTATACAGCAGCTAATGCTTCAATTATTGTTAAAATAAACAAGCACTCTTTAACTGATACTACAGGCGTATAAACAGGAGGTTAAACTATGGCAATATCAAGACAACAACTAGTTAAAGAACTAGAGCCAGGGTTAAACGCACTGTTTGGCCTTGAGTACGATAAGTACGAAAATGAACACGCTGAAATCTTTGATCAAGAAGCATCAGAGAGAGCTTTTGAAGAAGAGCAGATGCTCGTAGGCTTTGGTAACGCAAGAACTAAAGCTGAAGGTGCATCAGTTACTTTTGATTCAGCACAAGAGTCATTCACAGCTCGTTATACACACGAAACAATTGCGTTAGCGTTTGCTATAACAGAAGAAGCAGTGGAAGATAATCTTTATGACAGACTGTCAGCAAGATATACTCGTGCACTAGCTCGATCAATGGCTTACACAAAGCAGATCAAAGCAGCTGACGTATTAAATACTGCTTTTGCAGCAGGTGGAGCAGCAGGAACTAATCCTGGTGGTGATGGTGTGTCACTTATTAATACACAACACCCAACAGCATTAGGTGGGGATTTCTCAAACAGACTTGCTGTTGACGCTGACCTCAACGAAGCCTCCTTAGAACAGGCATTGATTGACATTTCTCAGTTTGTTGATGAAAGAGGACTATTAATTGCAACTAGAGGTAGAAAACTGATTATTCCAGTTCAATCTCAATTTGTAGCTGATAGAGTCTTAAGCTCACCAAACAGAGTAGGAACAGCAGATAATGATATAAATGCATTAAGGAACATGAATATGATTCCTGAAGGTTATGTAGTAAATCACTACTTAACTGATACAGATGCATTCTATATCAAAACTGATGCTCCTAATGGTTTCAAGCATTTCGTAAGAACTCCATTAACAACTGCAATGGAAGGTGATTTTGAAACAGGTAATATGAAATACAAAGCAAGAGAAAGATATAGCTTCGGCTTTTCAGATCCTCGTTGTGTATTTGGTACATCTGGTGCATAATAAATAATCCTTTCAAGGTAATTTAAGGGGCGGTTGTCTTTGACTCCGCCCTTTTTTTATGTAAAAATAAAACTTTATTAACCCTATGACCCTTCGGGGACTATTAACAAAAGGAGATAGACATGGGAACAACTACATTTTCGGGTCCAGTAAAAGCTGGGACGATTAAAGACACAATAGGAACCACTTTAGGAACTGATGTAAAAAACACTGGTTTTGTTGTAATGGCACAATCAGCGATTGTTGATATTATTGGTGCTTCTCACTTAAACCAAGTGATAGCAACAATTCCTGCAAACTCACAAATCACTGATGTGGTATTAAATGTAACCACAGTAAATAATGACAGTGGTGCTGCAACTGTTTCAGTAGGAACGATAGATGATGCTAATGCTTTTATTGACGCTGCAAACGTTAAGGCATTAGGTACTACTTATGGTACTCTTGACACGGAAGCTACAAATATTGGCACAACTGATATTCAAGTGGTGGCGGATTTTACAGGAGCTAGTGGTGATGCTACAACAGGAGCTGCAACAGTAACTGTTAAGTATTTACAAAATAATTCAATTGCACTTGCTGGTGACGTACCTGCGTAAGGAGTAAACAATGTCCACATCACCAATTACAACTAAACTGTTCAAAGCAGTTAGTGCTAGCACAACTTCTCTTGCTGCTGCACAAACTTTAGGTGGGGCTGGAGAAATGACTTTAACAGGTGCGTCTGTTAATGACGGCTCTAATATGGCTACGACTGTTACTTTAACTTCAACAGG